TTCCTGCCCTTTGCTAGTGGCTCTGGGTTCTTTGCTAACTTTGCGAAGTCTATAACTGGCAAGGCGATGGGTGGCCCCGTATCCACTAACACCCCCTACCTTGTCGGCGAGCGCGGCCCAGAACTTTTTGTCCCGGGTACGTCCGGCGGCATTGTTCCGAACAACAAGTTAGGCATGGGTGGTGGCGTAACCGTCGCTCCCGTTTACAATATCGACGCTCGCGGCGCGACGGCTGATCTGCAACGCTCCCTGCCGGGAATTTTGCAAGAGAACAACCGACGCATCTTCGATGAACTCGACCGACGCTATGGGATAGGACGATGACAGACTACGTTTTGCCTCCCGACCTTGTAGCCTCCGAGATCGAGTGGACGCTATTCGATAACTCGGCTGTCTTTGCCTCGCCGCTCTCTGGGGCGATTCGCACGGTATCTCGACCCGGCACTCGATGGGGTGCGCGGCTACGGTTCCGCGCTGTCTCTGATCAGGATCGACGGCGGCTGATGTCGCTTATCGCTGCGCTGCGTGGGCGGGCTAATAGGCTGCGCCTGACAGACCCCGCCTATACCCTAGCGGGGTCGTTCTCATGTCCCGAATTGCTTTCTAATAACGCAGCAGTCGTTAACACTACCGGATGGTCATCCTCCAATGCTGAACTCGTCCTTTCGTCTGATTCTCATCTTGGCTTGCGTCTCACTCGCAGCGGCGTTGTTGCTGATCGTTATGCTTATCAATCTGCCGTTACGACCGTTACATCGGCTCCTTATGCGGTGCGGATGCTTCTCGGGGCGGGGCGTGGAAATGTACGAGCCGCGATAAAGGCTGGCACATCACAGGGTGGAACAACGCTAGTTAATGGCGCAACAAGAACAGAAGCCGGATATTACAGCGACTCGTTTACTGCATCGGGAACATCAAGCCATGTTTCATTTTACGATTACATATCTGGCCGCTCGGCAGGTAACTTTCAATTCCTTTCGTGGGTTTCAGCGGCTCGCTGTGCGTTGGTCAATGGTGGCTCGCAGACAGGCGGCAACCTTATCGTCGATGGTCTGCCTACTTCCACCAATGGCCTTGCTCGCGCAGGGGATTGGTTTGAGGTTAACGGCGAACTGAAACGCCTGACCGCAGACCTTAACTCGGACTCATCCGGCAACGGCTATCTGATCTTCGAGCCGACGCTGCGAACCTCTCCCGCTGACAATGCTCCGGTTATTTTCCGCAGCCCGATGGGACGATTCCTGCTCGCAGAGGAATCAACCTCTTGGGGAACTCGCCCCGGCATCCTCTCTGATATTGAACTGTCGCTCGTTGAGGACATCACATGAGTCGAATAGTCTCGGCCACTAACGCAACCGAGGCTGACAAGCCCGCAATCGTTGTCGTTGTGATGGCTGATCTTGATTTCTCATCTGGGATGCTTCGCGTTCACGACGGCTCCGGCAATCTTTCCTACGGCGGCAACACCTATCTTGGCGCAGGACAGTTGGCAGGGCTTGACGTTATCGACGAGAACATCGACATCGTTGCTCGCGGAATCAAACTTTCCTTATCTGGAGTTGACTCAGCCACCATCGTTCCGGCAATGACCGAGGTCTATCAAAATCGAGATGTCACTCTGTATCTTGGCTTTGTCAATTCAGCGACCGGAGCATTGCTAGATACACCGGAGACGATCTGGGAAGGTCGCATGAATCAGATGACCTTTAACATCGACAAGGGGTCTGCGGTCATCGAACTGACTTGCGAGCATCGCCTTCGTCGAGAACCTCGCATCGCTCGATATACGGACGAGGATCAGCGACAGGCTTTCTCGGGCGACCGCTTCTTTGATTTAACGTATGCAATTCCCGGCTTCGTCAGCAAGTGGGGATCGCGTGATACTGGCTACGGCGGCGGCGCTAAATATCCCGGCCCAAGTGATCTCGGCCCATTGAAGAAAGACTAATGAAACGTTACGACTGGACGCATCACCTCTATGAGCAGATCGACTCTCATCTTCACCGTTCATTTGTTTGGGGTGATAACGACTGCTGTTTATTTGCCGCTCGCGTTGTGGACGCTATGTGTGATAGCGATCACGAAATGGCATTGCGCGAGAAATATCAAGACGAGGCATCAGCCCTTGAATACATCTCTCGGTCAGGCGGCATTGCTCCGGCGGTCGATGAGTTTATCGGCTCGCATAAAGTAGAGGGTCGCCCGATGCGCGGTGACGTTGTTTTGTTCGACGGTGTTAATGGTGAAACGTTAGGTATTTGCGTCGGTCGATACGTTGCCGCTATGGGTACAGACGGTGTTGTTTTTTCAGATCGCCCGAAGGTGATCTGCTTCTGGAGCATTTAAGATGCCGAGTCAAGCAGCACTAGCCATTACTAAAGCCATTGCAGGAGCATTTGGTTTAGGCTCTACCGCTTCGACCGTTGTCTATGCCGCTAGTTACGTTGCTGCAACTATCGCAACAACAGCGGCATTGACAAAGATTACTGAAGCAATCGTCGGCGTTCCAAAAATCCAGAAGCAGCCTACCGATGTCGAGTACACCGGAACCGTTGAGCCGCGCCGCATTATCTACGGCGAGTTGTTAGCCTCTGGCGTTAACGTTATCCCGCCGATGACCTCTGGCAGCACGAACGAATACTTGCATCAGGTTCTTGCTGTTGCAGGTCACGAATGTAATCAGATCGGTCAGGTCTACTTTAATCGAGAAGCCGTCGGCACGATTTCATCTATTACGGGAACCGAGGATGACGGCAAGATCACGACGGGAACCTACGCGAACAAGGCATGGGTGCGTCGCTATGCCGGAACCGATACGCAGACGGTTGACTACAAACTCGCCACCGCTCGCCCTTCCCAATGGACTGCTGCTCACGCAGGTAAGGGTGTCGCTTACGTTGCGATGACCTTTCAATACGACGAACAGGTATACCGAACAGGCAAGCCGGAGATGACCTGTCTGGTGCAAGGCAAGAAAGTCTATGACCCGCGCCTAGATTCTACGCAGACGGGCGGTAGTGGATCACAGCGAGTCAATGATCCTTCGACTTGGACATACTCGACGAACCCTGCCCTCTGCCTTGCAGACTATTTGCTTGATAGCCGACTTGGGCTTGGCGAGGATTCCTCGCGTATCGACTACGCAATGGTGATGGACGCCGCAGATATTTGCGACGAGACCGTCACGATTCCAAGTGGTACGCAGACTCGATACACTTGCAACGTAGCGCTGACCGTAACGGATCGTTTCGAGGAAAACATCAAGACCCTTGCACAAGCAATGGCGGGTGTCTGCTACTACTCCGGCGGCAAGTGGCGTATCTACGCAGGGGCGTGGTCTACCTCTGCCTTCACGCTAACCGATAACGATCTAGTCGAGGGCGGCATCTCTGTGGTGACTGCCTTCCCGTACAACCAACGCTACAACTCGGTGCGCGGGCAGTTCGTCAACAAGGATCGCAACTGGCAACCGATGGAATATCAGCCAGTCATTAATACTTCGTATGTCACAGCAGACGGCGAACAAGCGTGGTTAGAGACGGACTTTGCCGCTTGCACCAATGAATACGAAGCGCAACGTCACGCAATCCTGCTCTCTCGTCGCAGCCGAAACGGGCAAGCCGCGACGGTTCGTTGCGGGATGTCAGCGTTTAAGATTCTGCCTTTCCAGACCGGAACGGTGACGTTCTCCGAGATCGGATGGACAAACAAGACGGTGCGCTGCGAGGGGTGGAGGTTTGACCCTAACGGTGCAGTTGAGTTGATCCTGCGCGAGGAAGCCTCAACGGATTGGACTGACCCCGTTTCTGGCGATTACGCTACGCCGACGAGCGTAACGACCCCGACCCCAGAAATCTATACGCCGTTGCCGCCTACCAACCTGACGGTTGCAACACTTGATAGCAGCCTGACAATTTCGTGGGATGCGCCGACTATCGTTCCGCTCGGCTCGCAGTATGACGTTTGGGAATACACCTCACAGACTCCGTTCGCATCGGCATCAAAAATCTGGACGGGTATCTCGACTAACGTATTTATCCCGAAAACAGACACGACGGTGCGTTACTACTGGGTCACGGTCAGAACGCCGGACGGTGGCGTATCTGATCCAGAGCCGCCCGTTAATGGCGTTCCGGCAGGTGCAGCATCCATTCCGAGTACGCTCTCGATTACTGCCTCTCCGAGTAGCCTAACCAAGTCAGCCTCGACCAGTTCGATCACGACTGACTCATCAACGGCTACCGCATACGGCGGCACATCGCCCTACACCTACGCATGGACGCGACAAAGCGGGTCAACGGCTATCTCTGCCGACAGCGCATCGTCAGCCACGACTACCTTTACGGGGACGAGTCTGGCAAGTGGCAGCACCTATGACGCTGTATTCCGTTGCACAGTAACCGATGACGTATCTGCGACCGCCTATGCAGATGTATCCGTCTCGATTAGTCGCATCGGGTTTACCGCATCGGCTAGCCCCGCCACGTTGAGCAAAGTCGTTGCGGTATCTAGTGCGACAACTAACAGCACGACCGTGACGCCGAGCGGTGGCGTCTCGCCTTATACCTATTCGTGGGCATTGTTAAGCGGCGACACACTTACCGTTAACAGCCCAACGTCAGCAACAACTACTTTCTCGGTTACTGGATTGACTGCGGGAGAAATCCTGTATTCGACCTATCGCTGCACGGTCACCGACAGCACTTCTGGAACCCCGCTGACAGCAACAGCGGATGTGATTATTACCATCGAGAGGATCGACGCTTAAGGAGGATTGACGATGATGGACTTTTCTAAATTCAAAGTGCCGACAGGCTCGCTCCTTGTCGATGGTGGCTTAGTCATTGCTCTGATTATTTGGGGAACGCAGATGACATCTAGCCTTGATGCTATTAGCGCAAGACTCCAACGAGTAGAGCAGCAGAGTATTCAACCGGAGGCTGACCGTCGCATTGCTGTGATTGAGGCGAGGCTAGGCGATACCGCAGACAGGCTTCAATCAATCGAGGCCAAGTTAGATCGCGTCCTAGAGCGTCGATAAACATGGAACTTTTTGAGATTTTCACTAGAGCATGGCCTGTCATCCTTGCGCTTATTACGCTGATCATTGTCTTGTCAAAACTTGACCTTCGTGTGGCAGTTCTTGAGGACAAGATAAAAACCCTGTTTGATATTCTCAATAAGCGAGATAAGTAACATGATGACAATGATCTCGACCTTTCTATCTTTCCTCGCTGGCGGCTTGCCGAAGATTCTGCAAGTCTTTCAAGATCGACAGGACAAGAAGCACGAACTTGCTATTCTTGCTATGCAAAAGGAGCGAGAGTTGGAACTTGCCGTCAAAGGTTTCCAAGCGCAAGCGCATATCGAGGAGATTAAGGCAGAGCAGATTGCGATGCAAACTGCTGCCGAGGAGCGGGTCGCGTTGTATCAGCACGATATGGAGATCGGCAAAGGCGCAAGCCAATGGATGATCAACCTTCGCGCTTCGGTTCGTCCTGTCGTGACGTATATCTTCGTGCTTGAATTAGTCGCCATCAATATCGCCGGAGTTTGGTACGCCTACACGACAGGCATCCCGTTTTCGATAGCAATGGAAAACGTATTCGGTGATGACGAGATGCTGATCTTGTCCTCAATCATTGCCTTCTGGTTCGGGACGCAAGCCTTTAGCAAGAAATGAAAGTCAGCGCAGAAACTCTGTCGCTAATCAAACATCATGAGGGCGTAAGGATGCGTCCTTACCTGTGTCCGGCGCGGCTATGGACGGTCGGCGTCGGACACGTTCTCTACCCAGAGCAAGCAAAACTCCCTGTATCCGAACGATTACAGTTTGCATTGAAGGATGAAGATCGCCGTGTCTGGACTGCCTCTGAAGTGGACGATCTACTTGCTCAAGACCTTGCGCGATTTGAGCGCGGCGTGGCCCGATATTGCCCTTCTTCTGTTGGTCATCAAGGCCGGTTCAATGCACTCGTTTCCTTCGCTTTCAACGTGGGTCTGGGGAATCTTCAGCGGTCTAGTCTCCGCATGAAACATAATCGCGGCGACTACGACGGCGCAGCCGAAGAATTCATGAAGTGGACAAAGGGCGGCGGTCGCGTACTGCCGGGACTAGTTAAGCGACGGCTCGACGAACAGCGGTTATATCTGCGAGGTTAAGATGGCGAAAAAGATTCCCGTCGTGCAGATGTATGACGGAGTTTGGTATCGCGTGAAGGGTTACACCTTCACCGAGTGCTGCGATTGCGCCTTGACTCACAAGGAGCAGTTTCGGCTAGTGGACGGGCAGTTGGAATGGAGTGCTGTCCGTGACGATAAACGCACCGATGAGCGTCGAAAGGAACTCGGCATCAAGGTGAACAGAAAAAAGGTGATTCGTGGTAGCCGCTAAAGCGACCGATGATCAGATCATAAAGACCCTACAGAAGCATAACGGAATACGCTCTGTTGCTGCTAGTGAACTAGGGATGAACGAAAGAACCCTGCTGCATCGCTTGAAGCGCATGAAGCAAAACGGGCATCTGATTCCAGAGTCAACGTATCAACCCGGCAAACAAACTCCGTCAGCAAGGGAGTTTGAATTCACCCCGCTTCCCGATGACGATATTCCCATCGAGGAACTCATCGAGCAGCGCAAGCGCAAGTTCGCCCACAAGCGCGAGCATGAGGAAGCATCAAAACTTATCCCGATTCGCATCAAGATACCGGGCGCTATCGGGCTACTACATTTCGGTGATCCGCACGTTGACGATGACGGCTGCGACATTGAGGCTATCGAGCGGCATACGGCTCTCTGCAACGAGACCGAGGGGCTATTCGCCTGTAACGTAGGCGATACCACGAACAACTGGTGTGGCCGTCTCGCTCGACTCTATGCCGATCAGAGTACGTCAGCGGCACAGGCTTGGAAGATTGCCGAGTGGTTCGTCAATCGCTGCGACTGGCTTTACATGATCGGCGGCAATCACGATCTGTGGTCAGGCGCGGGTGATCCGCTCAAGTGGATTGCTCGGCAACAGAACGCCCTCTATAAATCCTCCGAGGCTCGCATTGCTCTGCGGTTCCCGAACGGCGCAGAGGTACGGGTCAATGCTCGTCACGATCACAGCGGTTCGTCGATCTGGAACCCTGCCCATGGCCCGATGAAGGCTGCGCTGATGGGAACCCGCGATCATATCTACGTCGCCGGACATAAGCATGAGAGCGCCTATAGCGTCCTGAAGGACGGTATCTCGGGGATTACCATGCACGCGCTAAAAGTCGCCTCGTATAAGGTCTTCGACCGTTTTGCGAAGGATAAGGGCTTTAGGGACAACTCGCTTTCGCCCTGTGCTCTTACTACGATCAACCCGAACTTGCCTTTAACGCATCCCGATATGATTAAGGTATTCTGGGAGCCGGAGGAAGGTGCTGATTATCTGACTTGGTTACGGCGGCGATGAAGATAGATGACCGTGAAGCCCTTGAGGAACTCGCATGGGCTGAACCCGACGCCTGTCAGAACTGCATCTATTTCTGCCCTTGGAACGGGAGAGGGTGGGGCTGTTCTCACCCCACCGTCAAGGGATTACTCGGCGGCGTCTGTCGCTGCGGCGGGCAATACTTCAAACAGATTCGCCCGTGGAAGGTCAAGGGGACGATCGTCTCGCCCTGATAACCGCAAACTCCCGAGTGAGTATCGCCGCCTCTCGCTCGTAGCCTTTCTGCCGTAGAAACTGCAACACCTCGTCTACCGTCTCGGGCTTCTTCTGCCCGAACGCCCACGGTGCGCGGCGCATTTCCTCTGCCCATGCTCCCGGTGGGCTTTCGTTATCGGTCACCATATCTCGACCCCTCCCCGTTTAGCCGCCCATATCGGCGGCGGAACACTTGCCCAGTTACGCTGCGTCATCTCCCGTACCGTCCGAATCCACCTTCGCAGCGCGAGCATCATCACGCCGAGAACGGGCAACCCGAATATCAATAACAGTAGCGCGTCCATTTTTCCTCCTGTCTCCAGTTCCGTTACAATCTCGACACTTGAAAAAATTTCCTTCGTGATCCTTGAGCCATAAGGCTCCCATGCAAGTCAGGCAATTCATTGTTCATCCGCCCCCGGCTCATATTCAAACGCAGGGCAGCGGTAATCTGCCTCGCAATCCCATTTCACGCAGACGAGTTTCCCGTCTTTGCTTTTCGACCATCTGCACGATAGGCAACTCATACAACGTCCTCCGCTCGCAGTTGAGCGATTGTGCGAACCATTCCCTCTAGATGAGCGAGCCGCACATAGTCCCGATCTAGATCGGTATTCGCTCGACGGTCTATCGCGTCATGGCACGAACTACACGCCCACGCGCCGAGCAGATCGTCAGCCTTTAATCCCATACCGCTCACCCCTGCTAATCTCACATGAGCAAGCACAACCGTTTCGTTGTTGTGGTTACAGATACCGGGAATCCTAACCGTACATTCCCGCCCTCTGGCTTTCTTTCGTAGATTCATAGCAGTTTCAAAAACTCCGCACCAAGTTCTCGCGTGTTGTCTGGGTCATACTCTGTAGGTACAGCCAGACTCCACGCCATATCGTAGTCGAGGAATCCGTAGATCATCACCTGTCGGCACTCCGGCATGATCGGCTTTGCTACGAACAGCACCAATCCCTGCCCGAGTTGTTTCTTTCTAACGGCGGCTGTCTCTTTCGTGCGTAGCCGCCTGACCTCGATATTCGTTCCAACATCCGCAATCTTTCTGTGTTGGTTATGTTCGCTGCGATGCCAGACATGACCCGACCAGTATCGGTTCGCATACTTGGCAACGGCTAACTCGGCCACGCAAGCCGCCACCTGTGCGGTGCGGTCATCTTCCATGCGTGAGCGGTCATAGTGGGCGGCATCTGCTTTGTGCCAGTTCTCGATGTAACGCCTCGCACCGACATGAGAAGCCCACTCGTACTCCCAAGGTGACAGTTCAATCATGGGTCTAGTCATGGATTAATTCTTTAATTGCATGTTTTAAGGAATAGTCTTTAACGACAACGCCTTTTTCTTTATTTCCAACAACACATGAATCAACCCAAGTATATTTTCCAGGTGAGTATTGCCTGACATGACCTCGACGCAGATGAAGTCTAGGGCTTGAGTGTGTTCCGCAACGGCTTTCATCTTTAACGGATTGATTATTCGAAAGATGCAAAGTCCAATATGAAAAAAGCGGTTGCTTCTTTTTTTCAATTCTTTTTGAATTTAAAAATTTAGGAGCCGGATGCTCTTGCTTTTCGACGTTTTTGCAATTTAACGCAACCAGAAATCTGCCAAAAATATTAATTGCTGCCGCGCTATAGTTAAATGCTAGATCGGCATTTTTTTTAGAACACGATAAAATATCTTCGCATTTTATTTCTTTAAATTCGTCAATATAAACCTTCAATATATTAACCATCTGCCAAACAACGCCCGATCGTTTGTTAAAAATAGCAATATTCCATTGTTCTTCGGCTGTCTGGGAAGCAAGAATTCCCAATATTCCATCTTGAAGTCTTGCTTGAGCCCATGTAACAAGATAAGGAGTTTTGAATAATTCTGAGATTGGCTTTAAATTTCTTAACCCTTCTACATCACCAACGTCAAAACATACGGCATCCTTCGCTTGTGATAAGACCCATTCTAACTGATCGGGAAACTCATTCTTGATTTTGGATGTTAAGGATGGTTCCCATAAATTATTTGCCTTGATTGAATCTATTAAGTCGTGAAGATGAACCACGTTCAGCCCTCGTATGTTGGGTCAGGTATTACAATGCCTAGGTTCGCGCATCGCTGACTGATCTGCTCTAGGTATTCCATAAACTCCGAGCGGGTCATTCGAGAGGATCGCTTAACGGGTTTCATTCGTTTTCGCCCCATACCCTCTAGCGTCTCCCACCCGTAAATCTCTCCGAGGAAATATTCGTGCAGGTCATCGGCTTGCCATCCCTTCAGCGCCTCGCCTCCTGATTCTAGGATCGTTGGATAAACGACACCCCAGAGGTATGCGTTCTGCTGATTCGTGCGCGGCTTCTTGAAAGGCTCGACCGTGACTTGCCATGCGGTAGTCTCGTCTCGGATCAGGAGGACTACCGCTTGCGCGATAGCCTCCTTCTTCGTTCCTCTTGGAAATATGCGGCGCATTAGAACGGCGGCAATTCGTCATCGACGAAATCTTGCACGGGCACTTGCACCTTCGGCTTCGATTCCTTCTTCGGCTCTACCGATAGCGACATGAACTTGCTACCGTCTTTGCGGCTCTCCTTGATCCATGCGGAAATGTTGTAGTCCGCACCGCCGACGTTCAGCGATCCTCGATACTGCGGTCGCTTCGGGTTGCCGCCTTGGTCGTTCTTAAATAGGACGCCTCGGTTGGTGTTGTCGTATTCCATTTAAAAATTCTCCTATATGCTGTTGTTTTTAGATTTTCTTTCTAGTTTTTTAACTAATGACTCTAATTTCTTAAATTCATTGAGTTCCTTTAAATATAATTCTTCGTATTTTGATAATTTTCTAAATATGTCATCTATTAACTGAACAAGTTCAGATGCTTTCCTAACTGCATCCCAGAACTCATGTTGAAAATTAGGAGCCTTTGTAGATAGTTTAAAAACATCCTCACTTTTTTGATCTAAAAGTTTTTTGGCTGTTCCCAAATCTATCAAATCATTGGAGTCGCTCATCGTTGCTCCTTTGCAATTCTCAAATAGGCTTTGATCGCTGATCTCTCTTTTGCCGTCATCGAATCCGAGACGGCTATGTAGAGGTCATGATCGTGGGTGATCCGCTCATGGACAGCGCGAACGGCTTGCGCGATCTCTTTCTCCTCTGCGTCGAGATCAAACGCTTTTCTAAAATCCTGGAGGAACTCGGCTTTCTTTTTCTCGTCTACTCCTTTGCCAAGATCGCCTCTAGGGTCTACCGTAAAGCCGCGACCGTGAGCAGCCTCGGCATCGTCATCGGTTTGATACACGCCGACGAGAGCGGCTAGGGCATAACGCCTCGCGTAACTGATGCCAGAGCCTTGAGCCTGTGCGCTGTTGTCTTTAGATAGGATCGGCATATATCCGCGAATCCACTCCCCGCTGCTATGCGCGAGAGTCGTTACTAGCATCAGGCCATGCTTAGTTGGCTGCGTAGTTTGGATCACCGATAGACCGTTGCTAGTCAGTTGCTTGCGACACGCTGACCAGACTGATTCGAGATCGGCGTATTTACTTTTGAAGAACGGGTTGGCCGAATCCTTAACGGCTCCCGTTATATCGGCTTGAGCCTTGGCGAGTGCCGCGGCTAATGCGCCGATAGTTGGGCTAGTGTTCATTGCAATTCACCTCTCTGGTTGACCTTACTTAAAGCGATATCGATCTCGCGCAAACAGGCTTGTAGAGCATCCGAGAGAGCCTTATTCGCTTTCGCTTCGGCCTCCATTACCTCGGCGACCGAACTCTTAAAGTTCTGCATACGCATCTCGAACTCGTACATTTGCTGTTCGTGCTCTTGCACCTGTCTCCAAAAATCATCGTTGTGCATGAGCGGCTCTCTCCTCTGCTGCGGTGCATCCACCGTCGCCACATGGATCGTTGATGGCTGCGATCACAAATAGGATTGCGATCAGGATCAGTTGCAGTTTGCCGTTACTCATGTTCTTTGCTCTCCTTCCAACGGTCGAACGCGAGGTCATGGAAGTAATCAGCCTCGGCTTGTTGTAACTCCCATGCGTTCTCGCTGATGTAATCGTCCAGGTACGAATAGATGTAACTGGAAATGCTGCCCTTGATATCGCTCTCATCCATCGGAATGCTGACTTTGTGACCGAAGAACTCGATCATCTCCATCTCGTCGATCTTGTAGGTGAAATCGTCCTCGCCTATATCGGCATCGGCGGTGACGTACATAACGCCCTCGTAGCCGTCTGCGGTAACGAAAGGAATGTTCTGCTCTATACGCATAGACCCTCCTCAGGGCGGCTTATGCCGCCTCCTCCTGAAGTGACCAGTTAACGATGCTCTTGCAGATTTCATCGGTCTTGTTTTGGTCGATCTCTTCGGAGTTTCGGAAGTAGAGCCGACCGATGATGGCTAACTTCTGGTCGATAACGTAGACACCGTTGTCGTGGTTATCGGTATCTGCTCTGCCGTACTTTTCTCGGTAGACGGTCATCCCGACTTTGCAGTCAAAGAATCGCTCTGCAATTAGTTCAGCGAACTTGTCTAGAAACTCGGATTCGTGATTGAACTTGCTCGGCAGCAGTTCGAGTTGCTGTGCTGCCTTGAGGAATCCTTCGACGGAAGCCCGACCACCGTTCCAGTGCAAGTAAATGCAGGGCGAGGTGTCGTGGTTGGTGAAGGTAATAACTGCTCGGTTGCCCATTTGATTTCTCCTATCTGTGGAACGTTGTATCTATCAACGGGGTTTACTATACTATATCCCCTTAACCATTGTAAATACCCCTAGGAGAAAAAAGTGACCCCCGCAGAAGCAATGCAGTTTTTCGGTTCCCAGAACAAGATGGCAGCGGCTTTCGGCGTTACCCCTCCAGCCGTCCTCCGCTGGCGGCGATCTGGCAAGTTCCCGCCCCGTAGGGAGTACGAACTGCCTGTGGCTATAGAGCGCCACAGAACGCGCCTAGAAGCCCTCCAGAAGCCCTCTGAGGCCGCTAATGAGCAGGGCTGAGTATCACAGGGCTTATTACTGGCGAAACGTCCAGAGCCGCAGGGCAACGGCTAGACGGCTACGGGCTCGAGGGCGGCTAGTTAGCAGCCTGATTCGGGTGCTATCCGAGGCTGTGGACGAGGCCAGGACAGAGCGTCCGAGGCCTTTCTGGGCGTAGAAATGAAAACCCCCGACGGGGAGGTTTTCCGTCAGGGGTTTACACCTCGCTTGGGAGCGAGTATCCTTGCTCTAGGGTTGAAAAGGATTGAAGGTAGTTTAGCATCCGCTTTACTTCCGTCAATCCCTATCTCCCTCGGCATATCTGGTCGGGGAAACCACGCGCAGATATCGCTTAAATCTAGACCGGGGCAGCGGGACTCTAGACGCGCAGCACATCGTGAGGAAGCGCGAACCGCACCGAGGAAACTCGGCAAAAGTCGCTCACAGCAGGATGGCTCCGACAGTCATAACTCTGCGTGATTCGTGTAGGCGTAATCCGTCTACACCACGCAGAATTCACCAACAGTCATAGGGGTATATATGACACAGACAGAAGCATTTGAATCAGCACTTTGGTTAGCAATCACAGCACCGGACGATGACAAACACCTACGGGCTTTGAGCCTTGCAGCAGAGATCAGCCACAACCTGACCGAAGAACAGATCGAGCGGGTTAAATGGAATATTGAGTTCCGACTCGCCCAACGAGGTGAGTATGAACATTGATAACATCCAAGGGCTTGACACCGAGGCATGGGAACGGTGGGTTGCTTACCGGAAAGCAATCCGAAAACCGCTCAAGGAAGTATCCCTTCACGCCGCCGCTCTTAAACTCGCCAAGTACGGCGCAGATCAGTCCGAGGTAGTCAGCCAGTCGATCAGTAATCAATGGCAAGGGCTATTTGAACTGAAGAAGTCCAAGCCGATGCCGGGAGAAAAGGTCGAAAAGACTGACAAGCAAAAAGCCGCCGATCTCGCCCAACTCCAAGCCCTCGAACAACGAAACGAGAAGTTCTGGAACAGCGAGATACACGACCCGATTATGAAACTGCGGCTGTGCGATGCTCTGCTTGCTCGCTATACGATCCGAGCCGGAGACATCGACATCGAGGATCGAATGGAAGAACTGAAGGATCGCGTGGCCGATGTGATTCGGCTCGCCGAATCGAAGAAGGTTCTCGGCGATCCTCATATCCGCTCGATGGTGTGGCAACTCTTTGGCGAGCGTGGCTTTAATCGGTTAAAGTCTCTCGCTAATGGAACCGCCTAAACTTAAAGCGAACCGGATATGGTGGCAGATATGGTTGACGCGCTTGATCAATACGGCAAGGCACGACCCGCTACC